AGTCTACACTTTCATGATAATTGTCTAAAGTACAGATATAAGTACCAGTTTGATTGCCATAATCCCTTGTCATGACCTCATAATGCATACTTCCAATGAATTGTTTCTGTACTGCAACGACTCCATAGTCCATACAGTTCCAAAACTGTAGATTATGAAGTGTCATATCCGGATCTGGTATCTCTGGTGACGAGAGAAAGGCAGAAATTGGCAATTTATCAAACATTGCCGCATATTCTGGTAGATATGTTTCAAAATAAAAGGCACGACCAGGTATACTTTTTGCTGATACCCAGACTCCTTTGACAAATTCACCATGACCATACTTATGATCAGTTAAATATTCTTTTCGTACCCATACCTCATAGGAGGGTAGATTTGTAATTAAACAAGACATTATTTGTGATGATAAACTTCAACGTATGCTTGACATTTTGGACATGTAAAATTAGAGAAGAAATCATATTCAGACTCTTCTCCATCATTTATATCCTCCATATCATGATCTGCGCCCCAAATCAACTCTGTTCCACAATGCCAACAGTTCAACGACCCTGACCTCTGTACTTCTTGCGAGCCGAGTTACGCGAGGTTGCTGAATACTTTGTATGTTTTCCTGCCCCTTGACGAGTTTTTTTCGGGAATGTGATCTGTTCTTCTCTTCCAAGAACACCGACTTTTGTGCGCACTGCCATAATTTAATCTCCTTTGATAATTTCTGTACGTATATCAGCAGGATTTGGTTTACCTGTCTGATAAAATTCAATTGCTAAGTCCTCCATGATATCGAAATATTCATGCTCAGAAAGATCTGAGAACTTTTCAATATCATTAATGTAGATTCGATAACGATCTGCCATTAGATGACTCTTGTCTTCTCATGTCCAACACGAACTCTTGGATCGCACCAGATCTCAAAACCTGCATCCTTTGCATCGAGACAGAACGAGACATCCTCGCCGCACATATCCTGTACTTCACCAGACTCAAAGACTTGCATCTTCGGAGCAAACCATGGATATGGAAGACCTTCATGTTCGAAAACACCATGCTTAATAAGTAACCAACCAAAACCAGTATAATCAACTGTGAAAGGTTTTGTACGCTTGGATATGCTTTCGATTGTTTCGTGATTCATCACACCACCATTGCTACGAAAATCGTCCTCTTCTAACCAATGTGCTACAGAGGTTGTTCTTCCATCTTCTGTACAATACCATCCTGCTGCAATATTCTGATCCATTAATACTAATTGCCAGAACTTCTCAGTGTTAAAAACAATATCACTATCAATCCATAACTGATAATCATACTTTAACTTACCATCCCATGGTATTTGATTCGGTCCTCTTAAAACATTTGCTCCAAGACACTTACATCTTGCGAAGTTTACCATTGAAGAGTAATCCTGAGATATCTGAATCGACCCGCCGCATTGAACAATGTCAAAACAAAGTTGAACAAATGCTTTTAAAAATGTGAAAGATACTCCTCGACCTGGCAAACAAAAGACAACACTCTTGCCTTTAATTATTTCTCTTGCCTTATCATAGTCCCATTCTTGTTTCTTCTGTGTGGAAGGAGTCTTTGCTTTTACTGTAAATCCTTTTGCCATAATGTGTTGTAATTACATTCATATCATACACTATTATATAGTGCTTGTCAATAAGATGATTCTTCAGCAATTAACTCTTCTTCGTTCGTAATTTCCGTATATGTCAACTCATTCGTCCAGTATGATCTGTATATCCTTTTCCATATCGTCTTAAATTCTTCTTCATTCAAATTCTTAAATAAACACTTGTCTTCCAAATAAATGTGATAAGATTTTGTTTGAGTTTTAGTCATTTGCTTCTGTAAGAAAGATGTCTCCATTGTCTACATTCCATTTTAACACAAAGTCTTCGTACCAGTCAAATTCATGTATGATTTCTTCGGGGATTACAATATGATATTGATCAGTGATTGGATCAATCTCTACGGTCGAAAAAATATTATCGAGATTTTTTTTCATACTCAAGAAAACCTGTGTTCGTTTTTATATAGCGAAAAAATTTTTTACAACCACTGGTTTATGTTTGCGTTTTCTGTTTTATATTACTCTCGCGATCTGGGTCGTTTATAGATTAGGTTCCCAGTGCGTTTTTATATAAGGGGGCAACCAACGCCCCCACTGCTGATATCACGAACGAATAATATTGAAGTTATAATGACTGAAGACCCAACGGTTAACCAGTTTATAAGTTCCGTGCTGTCCTCTCATCACGTATCCTTCCCCATCGATGTAATCATTACCTAAGAAGCATTCAGCATTGAAGTCATCTCTTATAAGTTTCATGTATTCGGTCTTAATGTTCTCAACTAAGCACCATAAGCGAACCAGTTGGTAGTTGGCAAACTCTTCAGCAACTACCTCATCTCCGTCTTTAATATACGCATTGAGATCCTGCTTCAACTGTCGTGCTTCTTTCGGTGTTGCAAACTCACATAAGGTGGACATTTGACGGGCAAACCCGACCATCGTTTTAATGTCCATGACTGCACCAAACTGACTTAACCATGCATTGGGTTGAATGAACTCAACACCTTCTGAAGTTAACTTCTCACGAAGTGGATAGGAAATCATGTGCTTAAGTACTTCGCCAGCGTATGCAGTATGCGGAGCAACCACGACTGCACCCTGTGTAACTTCGCTCAGTGTGTAACTAATTGCATTCGGTTTGTAGTCTCTGTATCCACCGAACCCGATGAAGTCACCTTGAAAAACCCTGTCTGTTCGTGGTAGACTGTGTAAGCAACGAATGAGAATCGATTGCAACTCAAAGTCAGGGTGATTCCTTTCAATGTCCTCAACCGTATAATTCACCTTTGGGGTCTTCTTATTAAACACGGACTTCGTGCCTACAAAAAACTTTCCATTCTCTGGGTTAGTTCCCCAAACGATTGCGGGTGATCCGTCAATCTTAACTGAATAGTGATTGTCTGCGGTGAACGCATCTAATACGGATAGATCACCCGTAAGGATTGTATCTTCTGGATGTTCGATGTGGGTGAGTGGCATTTGTTCTGTTTCGTTATACTTATTATAAAACCCCACTCTTACGAATGGGGTGATGAGGGTGACAGTAATTAAACTGTCATGCCTGATGTGAAAAGTTTTTTTGAACCGTCTAAACTGTCGGAGATGTACCAAGTCCAATCGTTTTGAAAGATACGCATGCTTGGCACGAACTCATCAAGTAACGCATTAAGTCTTGACTTCGTGGTGTTTGACTGCCAACCGCCATCTTTAAGGGTGAGAGCGTGAGTTGCTGTATCAAGTGATGCAATGTGATTCCCGTGTAGGAAAACGTCAACTGACTCTCTGAATGAACGAACTGTAGTATTGCCAGATGAGAAGTTCTTTCTGTATCTGATTGCTGAGTTCATCATCATTTCAATTTTACGCATAATAGAAAGGGAATTGGTTTGCTATACACTTATTATAACCGAAAGTGTGGCGGTGTGAAGTCAGTTTGTGCCAGTTAATTAACTGTCCTTAGTTTCTGGATAATTGTGAAATAGTTGGTAATATAGATCATTCATCAAACCAAACTCAAAAGAGGTGCTTGCATGTAGTTCCGTGTGTCCTTCATAACACTTCAAAATTTCGTCATAGTTCATTTTTTGTTAACCTCCTGATAGTCAAGTTGAGTTGCGATTGCCATTCCTACAGTATAAAGAGCGTAGGCACCTCCGATAATAATGAATAATTCAATCATTGGCATAAGTCCTCAAATATTTTGATTGCTTTCTTTTCGATTGCAAGCATTACGCCTTCGTGGTCTTCGATCTGTCTAAACATTTCAAAGTCAAGTTTGTTTGCAGTCATAAACTCTTCAACTGCCTGATCGAAGCATGATTCCATTAATGCTTCGTGATGTAGTGTTGACATTATGCGTACCTCCCTGCTGGATGTGGATTTGATGGTGTGCAACCGAATGAAGCAAAAAATGCGTTCATCATACCTTTGTTAACTTCGGGGTCGTCAAAGTCAACTCCTCCGATATGGTCAACACCCCACTCTGCAACCTCATCAATGAAAGTTGCGAAGTCTTCGCATAAGTAAGCAATGTTTTCAAAGTTTTCGACTTCTTTGATTCTGTTGATTAATCTTTGGGTTTTTGTCATTTGGTTTGTTTGTTTGTTATACTTATTATAAGGCATTTTGTACCCTATGCGTGGTAGTGTGTGACACATATTAAACTGTCCTAATACTCTGAAACTATCTTTAACCATGCCCAAACTTCTCCCTTTGTTAGATATCCTCTCACGTCTGTCCACTCTTCGTCATAATGTAGTTTGTCTCCCTTTAAAAGTGCGATCTCATAAAGACCTTCTTTCCCTCCGTATGAATGCTCATGACATGCAACCGATAGACCATATCCGTTGTCGCAGTAGTATCTTACAACTTCGTCGTTTGGTCTGATGACTCTTTTTGATGTGTACATGTTGGGAACTTTGTTTGTATACTCTTATTATAACCCCCACTCTATACGAATGGGGTAATAGTGTGACAGTTAATCAACTGGATAAAAATCCTCCAATGATCCTAATAATGTGGTAGGTTCTAATTTGACTTTACCTTTTATGATTGCATCAGCAATGATTTCACGAAATACTTCATTATTCAAACTGTCTTCGTCAATGTTCTCCCAAAGACTCTCCGTGAATAGGTCATCAACTAAAAATTCAATTTTGTAATGCTCTTCTGTTGGAATTACATTTTCAACTGGGTCAATAGTAGTGGTCATGAAATTTGTTTAACTATGATTAATATAACCCACTTTTGAACAGTGTGGGCAAACTGTGTGACACTTAATTAACTGTCCTAATAGTAACCTGCAATTTCACATCCTGGTTCATCATAGAAGCATTGAAAATTCAATTTTGGGTACTTTGTACGCAATGCACCAACAACTCCTTCGGGTGGTGACCATGCTGTATTAAATGTCAATTCTAAAATTTCTGAGTCTTCATACCCAATTTCATTCATATCAGGTTCCCACTTTGTTCCCCAGTTGTCAATGCACCAGTGATACCATCTGTCGTCATTCTTACCATCAGGAAAGTTGTATGTCTCCCACAAAATCGAACCATCAGGATTTTTCATTTGCTCCAACTTTGGAAGTTCTCCCTTGCTGTTGGGTGTATTCTTCCAATCTGGTTGGGGAAAGAGTGTGTTGAATGGTGTTTTAGTTTCGAAGATTTCCTTGATTTCTGCAAGTTTGTCTGCGGTGTCTTCGTCTCCGTAAACTGTGATTCGGTTATAGCACCAGTTTGGCATAATGGGAAATGTTTTGTTGTTACACTTATTATAAACAAAAAGAAACCCTCTGTGAAGAGGGTGTGTGACACTTAATCAACTGGTCTATGCAAGATACCTTTGACATCGTTTGTGAGATAAGTTGATGTACCGTTGGTAACATTATCAACCATATTATCATAGGTTTGCATGTCCCATCCTTTTTGATCTGGTACATCCAACTCATATGCCATCATGATAACTTCATAGAGGTAATCAAACTGACACGGTGTAAGTTGAATGTTAATTCCGTTGGGTTTACGCATTTTTGAACTCCTTTGTGAATAATGTTGAAAAGTACTCAACTTGCTGTGTGTCTCTCTTGAGTATACACATTTGATTCACATGCATTAAATGTGAGAAGTGATGCTCCGTGAGTTCTGAGAAGTTCTCCCAATCATACACGGGAATCGCATTGTCGATGTCGAGCGAACCATCTTGAAACTCTGGTGCGGATAGAAATAGACCTTGATCGTCTATCCAGAATCCCATACCAAAAACAACGGATGAATAAACCAATGCTTCGTTATAGAGTTCTTTTACAAATTTTGTTGTCATAGATTTGGGAATAACCTTTGTACATTCTTATAATACTCTGTCCCGCTGTGTTGCGCAACCACTTGTAGACAGTTTTCCAACTGGCACAAAAAAAGAGCGGGTTCCCAATCCGCTCTTAATTCATGTAAAGAAAACAAATATACCTATGATCCAAGTATGAAAGGATAACCACTCCTTCCACTCTTTTATAATATCACATTTCAGCAGCTGCGCAACCACTCATGTGACAGTTAAATTAGTGGCACAATTCATATTGATTCCAATCAGATTATGAATTATAATGAGTATAACGAAAAATAAAGGGTGCGGGGTAGCACTACTGAACAAACTTCGCCACTCCCCCTGCCCGAAAATAATATCTGCAATCTTCTGTAACAATTCCTGTCAAGTCTTGCTGTGACAATTTGACCACTGGCACACACCCTCTTGACTTCTGATCCCATAATATGCTAAAAATAGATACAACAATACATCACACATAATATGTGCCTTATGATACCATAATATCTAGTGCGTTACGTATACAGATGCATCATGCATAGTGCCTATATGCAAGTTCTTGATAGTCTGTATGCGCTCGCTGTTGATAATTCTCGTCGAGTTCTTCATAAAACTCGTCATCATAATTGAATGAATTATCCTCACATGTATAGTCGAGATCGAAATCGTCGTACATGATTCTAGTCGAGATGTATGTGTATATAATGATTATACATGATCTCGTACTAGATGTCAAATGAATGTGTGCAAATCTAGACGAGATTTTTATAAAGTCGCAGTAGTATATATGTTCTCGGCGAGATTATGTGACGATCTCGTAACATTTCTGCGTCTCTGTACTTGACAACTTGCCTTCCTTATGGTACGCTCGCTAAACTCACAAGTCTCTGACACATTTATAAGACACTTAATCAGACTTGATTGACCTCAGAATACATACAGATTCTATACAGATTACAAAACGATATAAAACACTCTTTTATATTTAAAATAACCTTTTTTAATTAAAATAAAGGTATTTCTGTATCATCTTATACCATTAAGGGTCGATTGGTCGATACTGCTGACTCTTATACATTCCATATGAAGTCTGATCGGGGTCTGTGTTATCATTCTTGGAAACCCGTCTTCGAATCAACTCCAATTCATGCCAACAACTCTCTGGGCAACATAGGCATACATGTATTCTTTTATGGAGAAATGTACTGATGTCACATTGCGGTCTTGGTTTTGTTGCGATCTCAATGGTTATATAAGGGTCGATCTCCCTCCATCCATTTTTCTTTCGAAATGTATTATCAAGTGGTGTTGATTTATAATACACCCACCCTTCGTGTACCATGCCAAGTGCTGTTTTCCATTTCACATAGTCGTTGACAGTTGGTGTATAACTCATTAGGTTTTAGGTTGTCTTAATAGTGTTTACTTATCTGTCGAATGTTATGAGACTATAGTCGAATATTATGAGGTTTCTTTAACGGTCTCTGACGATACGAAGATCGGCAGGGTCTCCTCCATCTTCAACTAAATCCTGATATACTTGCCAACATACATCTTTTGGCATTGGTACTCTTCCCTGATCTGCAACATGCCATCCAGTAGTCGTTCTCTCTTCAATGTGATAAAGTGCGTTGCTCATTGTTTTTTATGATTAAGTGTTTTATTTATGTGATAAATTATGTGATAAATGCGGAGATGATACCTGACTCAAAGTCTCCTGATAAAGGAAGTTTCTCTGCTTCAGATATATTCTTTAACATTAGATTCTCAAACCCCTCTTTTTGTGGTATTGAGTCCTCATTTCTGATGACCGCCGCAACCTCGCTGTCACTCTCGGATATGACACACAATACTCCTCCATACTCTGAAGTCGGAAAAGGTATCCAGTAATCAATAATATAGAGATATTTCAATAGGGGATAAAATAGAGATACTCCATTATACTCGGAGATTAATTAGATGTCAACTCATGATCGAATACTTCTTCGAAATCGTTGATTGCCTGACGTATGCTTGCCTTATCTGTTCCTTTCGAATATACTGCACAATACTTGGCAATGCGATCAGTTAACAGATCATCAAGGTGCGGATAGAACTCCTTAACTGTAGGTAAATACTGTTTTGACTCCTCACTCAATGAAGTCTTTGTATTGTGTACTAATTTGTCTGACATTAATCCTCCAAAAATTTTTCAAATACTGCCTCCTGTATTGGGGTCAGTTCAAAGTCCATGTCTCTCAGTATATCATATAATTTGATAAACTCATACCTTTCATCATGAGTTACTGATATTGGATTCATGAGTTGCCCTCCTGTGTAACTGTAACTGTTCATCAATTTTGATTGCTATTTGTGAATTAATATCTATTATTTGTTCTTTGTAGTCACTTTCTGAATAATGAAAGTTTAAACAAGTTAATAGGTATTCTAATTCTTTTTGATTAAATTCCATCAGTTGTCCTCCTATGATCTATACTCATTATAAAGAATATCCCTGATCGGTTCAAGGTCTGCTGTGCCACTTC